AACCTAATGATGAATGACGGTAAGCAACAATCTACCTTTTTGTTTCACGATTACGCGCAATACCCCTGAGAACCGCAATGAACAAGGGTTTCATGATTTGTGATTTTAGTTTGGTACGCAATTTGGTACACAACACTATTTTCACTTCAGCGGGTAGTCATCAAACTCACCATAACGAGCATCGTTGATGATGTATGTGATCACCACAAATATCACATCTGGACTAGTTCCGTCTTCATGCGCAGGTATCTGTTCACGCCTCCCTTTCTGCAAATCCTAAAGATGAGATTTTGGGGTTTTGGGATATCTTTTTATCCTCAGTTCTCTATCCATTCTACAAAGCAGTAATGAACCATCACCGTGTGATAGTGAGGCATCCGCTACGTTAAGCGCAGAGAAATGATGCAGTGGTGGTCGGACTGGATTGATGAAAAGGTGTAGCAACCAACATTGCTATATCTCAGATAGCACAAAGCCTTGCAATCCAGTGCAAAGCTTTGTGTGTCTCAGTTTTGTCTCATCGGTAATTATGTGTTCGCTACGATGCAAGAATCCATACCAATAAGCATCCGATAATTGGGAAAGAAAAATCCAACAAACTTCCCACATCCCACACGCGTGGATCAAAACCTCCCCACCACGGCATGTTGACACGTTTCCCTTTCCCAAACTTTTCTATCCAGCGATATTCTGCCTGGGTGTGTTCACGCGCAATGAAGAACGTACAACCGGCTATCGCACCGTAAGCCCAGTTTCCGGTAAAAATACCAACCAGTACCTGAGCCGCAAAAGCGCAAAGCGAGTGAAGAAATGGAGTGACATCAATGCTCTTAATCATGAAACTTCCCCGTTGGTTGAAAATATGGCTCCTCCAACTCCAAGTGTATTTCGTGTTGTGCTCAACCTAAGAGGGCTGGAGTCAGAATTAGAATATCCTGTAGCAGAAATAAAAGATCCTCCACTAATAGTCAACTGCGGAACATCGGCTATATCTGAATAAGTTCTGTCAGCAACAGTATTATTTATAGCCACATATGATCCAAAAAAACTTCTTATTGTTTGGTTTTTAACTTTACTTCCTTCAATGGTTATCCTACTACCACAGTCGGCAATAAATCCTGAATCTGCATCCAGCGTTGCATTCATAAAAGAAGCTTCAGATCTCTCTACATCAATCCATCTAATATCTTTTGTGGGATTTGCACCAAATACATGACAAATATTAGAGTTAAACCTTACACCATCTTGGAGGTGCATTAATTTTTTTATATCTGTACCCCATAGCCTTGGAAAATTAACAGATGCTCCTGCATGGCAATCAAATCCCAGCTCAGCCCCTGAGATATCTACAGCCTTTCCTGAAATAACAGCACCAGTGTCTGCATTAACGGCTGTTCCACAATTGCGCATATCATTACCAGCAACATCAACACAACCCGCACCATCAATACGCACACCAAGTGCACATCCATAAAAACCTTTTTCAATATTTGGTTCAAGGACTTTACCACTTGTTTCTGCATCACTTTCTTCAACGTCATGTCGTCTTGCATCAACATATGCTGTATGAATGCAGGTTAATCCACGATATGAGCAATGTATAGTTTTATGGTCGCGTATATTAACATTTGAACCATCTCTTACATTCCATCCTATATAACAATAGCTTGCACTTGACCCCTGAAAATCTGCTTTAACATTATAAATACAATTAACTGACGCAACCGTACTCTCTGTGCACCGTTCAAACTTGCTTACAGGCATTGATGCCTTGACATTATTTACCAGTTGCAGGGAAGAGTATCTGCTATAAGAAAAATCACATACGTAATACCCTTCTGGCATATATGCAGCAACACTTTCCTCATCAGGAGCACATCCGGTATGATATGCACTAATTTTTGCACCAAAGCTACCATGAATTCCAACGTAGAACTTTCGAGCACCTGAATACGGATAGAAATTAAGTTCAGCTTTTTGAGTTACAATAAATGCACAAACATCGCTATCATCTCTATTTTCTTCAATCTGAATAGCAAATACAGGACTTTTTGCTGCATCGCAAATGTAAAATAAATATTTGTATTCGTAATACGTCCTAACAGTTTTAGTAAACAAACTGGTATCAGAGAAAACCACTGAGTCTTCTGATATTATTTTAATCCATGATAAGTCACATCCTGCTGAAATTTCTATTTGCTCATTGAGCACAAAACCGGAAAGAATTTTAATTATGCAAAAATCAATGCCATTTTTCCATAGTGGACGCAGTGCAACAGCTGAGTTTAGAGCATCACTAATAGATTTAAAATTACCATATTCCCCAACTGTTATTGTGAATGCATACCTGGAATTAAATACTGCGGCACTCTCTCCAGAGTTAATAGCTGCAGATATCATGTCATAATTTGATATAAAATCATTTGGCGTGATTATTTCTGCGTTTTTATTGTGCTGTGTTCTAAGTTTTGAATTTACATGAACACTTTTAACTGCAATACGGGAGTCGTCAACAAGTATTTCATTACCCTCTGTTGCTAACTCTTGTCTTAACTGATCCGGGTCATACTTCAGCACATTCGGAAAATAGAACTGCTGTGCACCATACGCATCATAAACAGCCATAGAATGGCCTTGCACAGTTACGAACTTGGCAATCTGTCCGTTATATACCGGGTAACCAGCAGTGTTAATGATGATTGGTTGAGAAACAGGAACGTGAGAGCCGTCTTCGTTCTCCACATAAACCTGAATCTGGTTTTCAGGATTTACCGGGTCAGTGTCAATTTTACCGATATAAATTTTGCCATTAGCTACGGCTTTAAAAGAACGCGCCATAGTGAAGAGTTGCGAAGGCATTGATACGATCACATTGGCTGTAATGTCTGTCATTTAATTTGCTCCAGATACAAGGAATGGCCGCAGCATGGCTACGGTTGGAATTTGTTACATACCTAAACGGTACGATTGTTGATTTGTACAGTGGGTTTTACGATGCCATTCCACCCATTTGGTGAGGCATTGATGATGTACAGCAAATACGATGAGGCGCAGTTCCACTTGAGGCTTACACACGAGTTGCACGCTAAGATTAAGCAGCGTGCAAAAATGAATAACAGGTCTATCAATTCCGAAATTGTGGCTACGATGGAAGAATCACTCTCCAAACCATCACCTGTAAGCGGGTATCGTGATGAAGAAGAAAGGCTGGCCTCATTAATCTCGGAACGAGTAAAAGAAGTTGCGGCTGAAATTCTAAGGAAAGAAAAAACCCGCGATTAAGCGGGTTTAGTTTTCATTATAAAATGTTACGCCACATTTGAGCCATGTAGTAGGTGTTGTAGTGCTTTAACGCCTTCAGAATTGTAACGGAACGCCTCTACCTGTTTGCTGGAATGCGCCGATTTATCCAGGAAGAACTTCCCGTACTGCTCAGTTTTGAGGTTGTTTGCGTTAGCAATGCGACCAATCTTGTTGGCCGTTACTCCAAGCTGCTCTGCAACCTCCCCTGCTGAGTAGTAATGCTCTTCTATTGCCGGAAGAGGTATTGCATTAAAACCAACGAGCGGGTTGATTATACTTGCTGCCGCTGTCTGCTTTGCCTCAGGCGCAAGATTTGGCATCAGATCGAACAGATTGGTAACAGCTTCAACCGTCATTTTCAATGTTCGCGCTTGACGATACTCAACAAGTCCACTCGCTGATTTACCGCTTTTAATGTGCGCTTCTTGCATACTTTCAAGTTGGTCTACCAGTGAGCGGCGAACGGCTTTTGACTCGCGAGCGGCAACTCGCAATGCTTGCTTGATTGACATCTCAATGATAACCATCGAAGTTTTGTTCGCTTTTTGCACTACACTTTTTGTGTAGTGCTCTCCATCCAATTCATCTTCAATTTTCTCGATGAATTTGTTATTACGAACCTCCGGCTCACCGCACTGTCTACGAGCCTGATTTACCATCTCAAGAAGGCGCTGGCTGTCAATGGTTTTATCCGTGACAACGGATCCGATGTTTGCTACATTCTTAAAAGTCATTAGGCATTCCTTATGTGGTAGTAAGGGTGTGACATAGGCCGCCAGCAGCACACTGGCGGTTTTCTTTTTGCGCCGTCCGGCGCACCAATCAATGAATCCATTCCTCGCCGCGCAGTTTTGCCAGCATTGGCTGAGCGTTCTTTACGACAAAATTGTTGGTATCAAGATTCTTCATTTCACGAAGAAGTGATTTCTTGGTTTCTTCTGACATATAGCGAGTCTCATATGCGATATCGTAAATCCTTCCTGAAAGCTCAGAACAAATTTGCTTCATTCCTGGGTAGATGTGTTTGCACATTTGTTGACTCTTCTCCATCCACAATTGTAAGTAGCAGAGATTAACCAGTTCTTCGTCAGTAAACTGTTTTGCAATCGGTGAGCATTCTGCCTGCCGATCCAAAATATCCAGCACCCAGCGGCGGAACTCTTTGGCTACCGGAGTGCGAGCAAACATCGCGATTAGGTGGGCACCGCGTAGTGAGAAAACTCGCACTTTTTTGCGATAATTTCCTGAGGTACTCACTTCGAGTACCTGAGTCATTCCAGCGCTAAACTCATCGCTATACTTGTTATAAATCATTGTTACTGCACGACTATTTGCGTATTTAAGTGCAGATGCAATATTAGATGATGTAAACCAAACACCATGCATATCACGGGTGGGCACCAACTCAACTCCGTGGAAGTTGTATTCTGATTTTGCTACAATATTCATGTTAGTTTCCTTGCATACGGTTACTGACATAGAGGCCCGGTTTGTGTTCGCGCACTGCCGGGCTTCACTATTTTTATTGGATGACAACATCGCCCTTTGCCTCAAGTTTCATCAATAACTCCATTCGATAAGCTATCTCTGCCTGAATTGACCTATGGCATCTTTTTGCTGATTCGCGGATATGTGAATCAACCTTTTCTGTAAAACGAACCTGACGCGGCTTGATGGAAGATATCTTTTCAGTCATTATGCACTCCTGTTTTTAAAAAACTCATAATCTCACTTTTTGTAGTTTGATTATTCACTCACACTCAGTATGAGTCAATGAATTTTTTATGGTGAACTAATGAATTTTGACGATCAATTCCCATCAAGAGTATCTCTGGCAAGACAGTCCAGGGGTATGACGCAGGCGCAGTTGTCAAAATTAGCTGGTGTTGTTCAACGTCAAATAGCTGCATACGAGGGTGGTGAGGCTAAACCACGGCTTCGGGTATTGCAGGCATTAGCCAACGCATTAGGTACTACGGCTGAGTGGTTAGCTCTAGGTGAAGGTCAGGGTCCGGGAACAAAAAACGTCATGCCTGACGTTCTGGTAAAGCAAATACCAATCCTCAAACTAGATGAAGTTATGCATTACCTAAACACAGGTGAACATTCATCGTCTAGATTTCATCCGGCAATATACAATGTTGGTGACTCTGCATTTGCATTGACTATTGAAGGTGAAGCTATGACTACAAGTTCAGGTATTAGCTTTCCCAGAGGATCAGTTGTCACGTTCAGCCCTCTAGTAAAAGCTAAAAGCAAAGATTATGTAATAGCATCATTGGATAAAGAGCAAATATTGAGCTTCAAGCAGGTTTACATTGGTGAAATAGAGACAAACTTAGTATCCCTAAACCCAATGTATCCTAATATTCTTGTTAGAAATGAAGATGTTAGTATTTTGGCAACCGCAGTTTACCTTGAAATCCCGTTGCTTTGATATCCTTTAGGAAGCGACACATTATCATCCGGTGTTCTGCTCAAAACTAAGGAGTGGCTACTCAATGAAAAAAATAGATATATATAGCGATACATCAGCCTATGTCATAGGCTCATTGGGTTTTTTAATTTTTTTTGTTTGGCAGTACCAGTCACTATCTCCAGGATGGCGATTTTTGGGGATGTCTTTGATATCACTTGGTGCAGGAATAGCAACGCAGGTGTTGATGTATCTCTTTAATGGATGGATCTCAAAAAGAGTTGAGAAAAAAAGAGCTACTTCAATATGTAGAAGCCTAGCTATTCCAGAAGACTCTACAGATCAGGATGATATTGCAAAATGTTGGCGGTATATGATTGCAAGATACTCAAATGAGTTACTGGCAAACAGACTGTCCGACTTAATCGGGATCGTAGTTACCTCTGTTGGAACAATCATCAGTATAGGGATATCAATTTGGTATGTCGGGATGATTGTCTATTTTGTTTGGAATAGAGACTTCAATGAACCTTCCATTCTTTTTATACCTTTATTTTTCAGGGTATTAGCATTCATATGTGAGTTATTGCTCTCTTTTTTCTGCAATGTTTTGTTCAACAGATACCCAGGTGAAGCAAGAAAGTTTAATAAAAACTATGATGAGTTAAGGAGAACAGATCCTTTTCTATCAAGCAAAGAGTTCCGCGATTCCATTCGCAATTAACAACATCCATGACATCAACCCTTAGCGATCAGTTGCATCATTGGCAAGTATTGGTCTGATGGCATTTGCGGCGTTATTCAGCGCTCTTTCATAGGCTGGCGTTCCAGCTTTAGTGTTTGCCAGACGTAAGAGCGCATTCCTTGCTGCTTTGGACTCATACAAGCGCATCATTGCACCAAAACCAGCCTCAAGCCCCATTGATACGCCAAGAGTCGCAGTTGCGCCAATCGTCCTTATCCTGTTGGCTTGCGATTGCCCCGTCTGAGTTACTACATTTGCGGTGTCTGACCTTGCTGTTTGCTGTAGAACTTCATTAAGAGCATCAAGTTCTTTCATGTGCTTTCCAGAAAAAATAGTGTTGTAAATTTCACCGCCTGACTGAGATTTCAGCTTATTAACTTCAGTGATGAACTTGGCTGGAGAGTCACCGGCCTTTTCCGCTATTTTGCTGACGTAAGCTGCACGCATAGCATCTTTCCCTTTATCATCCAGTGCGCTCCAGATTCGTTTCACGTCAGATGGTTTTCTGCTTAATACAACGGTATTTATAAGTTCAGGACTGGCTTCACTGCTTGCCTTGTTGAGTTTGTTAGCAATGTTTTTATTAAGCACCTTATTATAAACGTTTGCATAATCGGAATTTGCTTTAAGGTATTTTGCTGCGTCTGATGCACCGAGGTTTTTAGCAACTGCGTTACGAAGGTCTTTTGACATTGCATTCTCTACCATATTGGTAGCTGCTTTTGCCTGGTTGGGGAAGACCATAGCATCTCCCTGAACATTAGATCTAAATGCTGTTCTGTGCTGACGCAAGAGATCAAACGTAACATCCAAATCAGTTGCAGGGTTTGCTAATTCTTCACGTAGGTTACGCAAGGATGTAAGCAGGCTTTGATTGGCTGAAGTCCCAAGCCGTTCCTGTCTTGCGATCGCTGTATTCAGAGCATTCATGGTATTTGTGGTATCAACTGCGGCATTACCCATTTTATTGGTGACGTCATTGATAACAGCGCCAGCGGCATCCTTCCGCCCCCTTAACGTGGTGGTCAGAGATTTCACCACATCATCAGGGTTGTACTCACCAAAACGGTCAAAATAATTTCTTACCAGCTTACTACGCGTTGCATATTGCTCCGCTCTCTTTGAGCCTGTCCCGAGCAAAGCCCCCTCGGCATCCTGAGTAAGGCCGCGAGTGAAAGCATTTTTCGGCGGGATAACATCAGATGTCATTGGTGTCACTCCCATCGATTCTGATGTGGCAATTTTCTTCGCCACTTCTGGCGCAATATCACCTTTTATAGCCGTTATTCCACGCCCTATTCCCTTTGCTGCTGCGGAAAGAACCCCCTGAGCGGCAAGGTTAACTCCGGCATTTTTGGCTGCATTTTGTGCGAAATCGCCTTTCTGGTTTGCGGCTTCTGCCAGTGATCCAATAGCCATGCTTCCTGCCGTTCCAACTCCTGGAACTAAATACCCGCCAATTGTTTCTCCAGCTTGCGCATAAGGGTCTGTCGGTCGATCGACAGGGCGATAAACATCATCCAAAACCTTGGGGCCACCAAGCCCCTGGCTGATTGCATTAATCAGACTTGCGCCACCCTGCAATACGTCAAATGGTATGTTTACCAGACCACGACCAGCCTGCTCTGCAATTTGCCCTGCACTTTGACCACCTGTGAGCCAATCGCCAGCTTTTTGCATCAATGATGGTTCTTCACGTGCTGGTTCATTATTGGCCTGATTAACTGTTTGTTGCTGAACAGCCTGACCAGCAAAATACTCATCAATGGCGGTGCCAATATCTTCCGTGCTCGTACCATCAGGGAAGGTAAATGTCTTACCGTTTGCAGTTACTTTCATCATTCCACCGTAAATTGAATGCCTGATTTTGAGGTATATGATCCGGATTGACTCTGCTGCTGTTGGGTATTTGTCGGTTGTTGGCTATTGCTCTGTTGTTGACTATTTGCAGCACTTGAAACCACCAAAGCATCATAAACGCGACCAGACTGACCACGTAATGAGTTATATTGGCCCTGCATTTTTCGCATTTTTGTTTCAGTAGCAGCCTTGGAATCACCGGGCTGAGGCAGGTACATTTTGGAATACTCCTGCATCTCTGGCAGAGTAATTGCTGCACCTGTTTCTGGGCGCAAAATTGCATACAAGGCGTCTCTCGCATTTACCATATATTGCTGCTCCGCTGGTGATAGGCTTAAATTTGCAATAGTCCCATCACCAAGAGAGCGATTTATTAATGCAACTCGCTTAGGGTCAATGCTTTTACTAAGCTGATTCATTGAGTCCATTGAATCTTTTAATCGCAAAGCAAATCCTGCCGCCTTCTTGGAACCCTCATTAGCCTTATCTATGATGCTTTGCGCTTGTGGCAAGCTAATTGGTTTAATGCCATCACCAGATATAGGTTGGTTTAGTTTTCCGGCTTCCTCGCAGCCATCGGTGTAATACTTAGTTACCGAGCCATCAGGATTGGTTTCAACCTTAAGTAATTTCTTAGCATTGGGATTAATTCCCGCCGCTGCCGCAAATGCTGCTGCACCATCTGGATCCGCCTTTAACATTTGCGCGTACTGATTGTAATTCTGCATTGCGGCTGTTGGTGCATATGCTGACGTTAACGCATTTGCTCGGCTAATATCCTGCCCTCTCGCCTGAAGTGCTTCGCTGGCCTGATTGCTGCGGATTGTCTCTGCCAGCCTGCCTCGGTCAATTTCACGACCAGCTATCTTGTCCTGAACAGCAAACGCCTTTTCTGGTCCAAGCGCACCGAGAGACATAGTAGTCAGCATGTGTGATAGCTGCTCTGGATTCTGAATACCTGTCTGAATCATCCAGTCAGCATTAGCGCCAACGCGATTTAACCTGTCCTTGTTGTCAGTAATGAATTTACTGTAGGCTTCCGGTCCCTGAGAAAGAGCGACGTTAGCCCTCATGGCTAAATCGCCCATATCGTTGCGTTGCTGATCATTAAGACCTGAAAACGCCTGTTGTGCCTGTGCAACAAACGCTGGATTTTCCTGGGCAAACTTAAATAGTCCCGATGGATCACCAGAAGCCCATGCATCAGCGTGAACCTTATTGAACGCACTAATCGCTTTCTGTTGCTGTTCCTGCTTATAAATATCAGCAACTCCAGCCAGACCACGTAACGCGGTCAGACCAACGTTATTTGCACCTGAGCGAGCCAGTTCATTGTTTTCGCGGATCAGACCAAGCGTTGCGTTAATGTCGCTTGCCTTTGGCGCATTCTCGTTTTGCGCACCAATGCCAGCCAGAAAACCACCAGAATTAATACCCTGTTGCCACGTAGCCATTGATTACCCCTTAAAACAACGAGCCAAGCAGACCAAGACCAGCACCGATACCAGCACCCCACGGAGTTGATAGCTCGAGAGCACTGGCTATGCCACCACCCAAAAGCGCACCGGATGCAGCACCACTAACACCCTGCTGCAATGCTGACGGTCGGTTGGCGTTTGCAGCCGCCAGCGCCGCGCTTTGCTGTGAAATCTGGCTCATGTTGTTGGCATATGTTTGCCCGGCGTTTGCCTGCCCCTGAAGAGCGCCAAGACCGATATTTGCCAGGTTGTTGTAATTGTTCATTTGTCCAGATAGCCATTGCTGACCAAGCGTTGGTGCGATTGTTGCTAACTGATTACTGGTTGCGGTGGAACCCAATCCACCTGTTGCTTCCGCTGCCGCCAGACTCTGATAGCGAGCCTGACCTGCAAGGTCTTTATACTGCTGAGAGTTGTAATACTGGTTAAGTGCCTGACCTTGCCCCTCCAGAGACGATAAGTTCTCGAGGCTGCCGACATACTTCTCAGCCAGAGGAGTAAACGGCTTCAGGTTATTCATGATGGTGTTGAACTGCTGATTTTGCAGGTCTGCGGCATACTTCTGAGCTTCTGCTGCATACTTTGCGCTTTTATCAGAACTGCCACCTTTCCCACCCTTTTCAGGGCAATAAGGTTCCTCGCCGCGCAGTTTTCTGCCCAGCTTAAATGCATATAACATGGCTATCTCCCGTGATTCAGGAAGTCGATTAGTTCTTCGCGTGTTGCGCTGTAAAACGTCACGTCATCCACGCCTTTGAAGTATTTCTTGATGGTTCCTACACGCTTAAGACCAATCATTGCGCAATACATCTGACCGTGGCGGAATTTGCGTGCGGCGAACGATGTGACGCACTGAACGGTGGTGTTAGTCAGAATATATCGCCAGAACGCCAGCCCGATTTCCTTGCTGAATCCGCGAATCTCTGGCAGGTACATGGCGTGGCAATCGAATGTAAGCGGCTGAATCTCCTGATAGTAAACAATTCCGCCGAACTGACCGTGCACGTTCACCTCAAAGTAACGGCATTCAGGTTTGTAGTCGTATCCATCGCCGTTGTTGCTCCCGGCGATAATGTCAGGGTGATTTCCGACTGCTTCTATCAGGTCGATGTTTCGCGTTGGTTTGAATGTAATCATCAGTCAATCAGCCCATGTAATCTAAGTGCCGTTTCAAGCGCCAGAATACGCTGCCGCGCCTGCTGCAAACCTGTAGCGAGAGCTGCGACTTCGGATTGTGTGTACGTAGTGCCGACAGTGTATGACTGGTTAGCGTTGAATGAGCCAAGAAGTGGCGTACCTGTGGCTGTAGTCCATCCGGTATTTCTTGCTCCAACAACCTGAATTCCATCAACTGAATATGATGTTTTTACATCCAGCGGTGACGCAAGAGACTGCGATTCGGTTACGGTTTTCGATACGTAATCACTCTTAATGTCAGATACATCGCTTTCTACGCCATCCAGTCTTTGGTCAACAGTGACCAGATGCGCCTGAATATCGATAACCTCATCCAGCAAGTAATCAACATCGCTACGCAGTACGACTATCTTCCCTTCGGCGGTTGTTAACCTGACCTCAAGTAGATTTATCGCTTTTGTGTTTGCGGTGATTCTTGCGTCGTGATCAGCCAGTTCGACGTCCTGTTCATCGTTTTTCACCTGAGCATCGTAAGCGCCCTGACCAGCCTGATTTGCCTTCCCGGCAATTGCGCCGACATCAGCCCCCTGATTAATGACATACAACAGGTAAGACTGGCTGAATATATTGCGTGGAAGGATTGATGTATCGAGTCGTGTAGCCTGAATTGTTACCGGCTCATTGAGATTCGAATCCGCCATTACTCAATCCTTATCTGGCAGCCAGACAGAGTGACAGGTGACTTCGTGATAACGCGCAATTTGAAACCAATGTTTTTCCTGATGCGCCCTACTCGTTTCCACAAAACGCGTTTGTCGTAAACGAACGGTTCATTCTGCTCAATCATCTGCTCACGCCCATAATTTATGCCGTCAGTGGTTGCAGAGAGGAACAGGCGGTCGGCGTACTGAGCTACGCCAGTGGATGATTCCACCTCCAGATCGAAGCATCTGGCGTTATCCGCTTTGAACAGTGGAGTAAACAGCAGGTGTTCCTGTTGAAGCCCATACTGACTGCTGATATCGAACTGCAATTTCCCGGTCACCGATTCCAGCTTATCGCCGCACGTTATCTGATTTCCTTCGTAAATGAAGTCGATAGCGCGGTACACATCGTCATACAAGCCTGTTTTCAGTACACACCATTGCGGACCATTGGCGCTTGAAGATGCGTCGTACACGAGAACATGGCGAGGAAGGTGGATAATCAGCAACTCATGAGCATCAAACCGCAGCGATTCCATCACACCATCAGCCAGTTCATCAGCAGTGTAGGAGCGGAGGATTTTCTCAATGCTCGCGCTGGCAATTGGTGACACCTGACCGGAGCCGATGATATACACAGACGGCGCACCCGTTGCCGGATTGCTGATGAACGCATAGGAATCAGCAAACGGCGTTTTGCAGTAAGTTCCGGCAATGCCTTTTTGCACCATCAGTGATGGCTGTGCGACATACAAAGCAGCACCAACGGTGGTTGCGCCAGTCAGGGAGAAATATTCAATCGTCGATGAACCAAAGCAGACGATGAAGTCTCGCCATGTTCCGATGCCGATGATACCGTCCGGCTGCGATTCTGCGCGATATTGTGCGCTGTAACGGTCAGGATGTGATTCGTCTTCAGGGTCAGTGATAAACCATGAATCAGTTCCGTCTTTTGACCACGCATAACGCCCACGTAAGCGCGTAATGTCACGAACAGAACCTATCTCATACTGCGTAAATCCGCTGTCTGTAGGCCAGTTTGAGACGGTTTTAACCGTGCCATCATAACGATACTCGACCAGTTGACCATTAACGCCTACTGCCTGTGATGTCCTACCATGCGCCATTGATACGCGACCACTTCCGGCAACATCACCGACCTCACTTTCGCCCTTATACAGTTTGCCACCACAAACGCGATAAACAGCATTCTGCGCCATGTTGTACTCAACTCCGCGCGATACGCCGTTCACATCAGAACGTTTGGCAATGCCCGGGAATGAGCGAAGATATCCGCTGCTGTTGAGTATTTCTTTGGGTGTAGCCAACATATTCACTGGCAGATAGTCGATATAGTCGGCGTTTCGAAAGTCTTTGCCGACACCTTTCATAAGCGGAAGTTGCTGAATCGGCATTTATTCACCTCACGTACTCGGATCACCTTTCTCGATGTAAAACCGATTCCACGTAAACGCGCTTTTGTTACCACTACCGCGAGGCATGTCATTTCGCCGCTCAAGTGGTGGTATTTTGGTTAAAGCGATACAGATTGTCTGATATGCACTGTCAGCAGCGGTAAGGAGAGCGTCTGACGGCTGAATGACGTTATCCATGCACACTTGCACAGCGAGTTTCAAAGCGACGCCATCATTTGCCCATGCAGGGATACCTGAATCATCGTCAGGTAACGGCATGATGCCGTTTTCTGTATCAGCAAACTGATATCCAAGCTCGATACCTTTAGCCTGCCATGCTGCCATCATGTCTTCGAGGTCATTAATGGCATCTTCAATTGCCTGAGGGTCAGCATCTGTCAACGTGGCATTGGAATACAGCCCGGCTTTTCGTAAAGCCTTAAGAACGAGATCACCCTTCGTTTTCGCCATCTTCTTCCGCCTTAGCCACTTTATGCTTCGTTGCGGTTTCTTCAGGAGTTTTCACCCAGCCTTTTTTCAGGTGAGATTTAACTTCTTCGTCATCAACAATGATGTAATCGACAGCAAACTGACCACAGGTGATCATGTTGCCAGGCTTATAGAGCATTGTTCGTGCCATTGTCTTCTCCCAATAAAAATGGGGCCGAAGCCCCACCAAAATTACTGCCCGGCAATAACGATGCCCGTATATTCAGGAACAAGTACAGAGCAACCATACAGAGTGGTGAAACGAGCAGTGGTTACGCCTTTGATGTGGTCGAAGGCGTAAGACATGATCAGCGTAGCGCCCTGCTCGGTGGTTGCCGTCATTACCTGTGGCCCCTGACCAGTTGGGAACGCCAGTTTGCCGTACATCAGTTCAACAGAACCATCAGCCCAGAACAGGTTAGCCGGTGCGGCATTTTTGTTGAGAATGGTGATTGCTGCGCTACTTGCCGCGTTAGCATCAACGTTTGCATATGGTCGGCTGGCGACATCCGCGTTGTCAGGCGGCAGAATTTTCGGGGAGATAGTTACTGTCGTTCCGCTTACTGCCAGAACGCGGAATACCTGCGGCTGCCCGGTGGTATCTTTGGTGATCTGGTGTACGGAATTCACGCCAGCAATAGTGAACGCATCGCCAACCTGCAAACCAGATGCAGATACCGTAATGGTCCCCTGTCGGTTATCCACTGGCATATCGTTGGCATCTTTCGCTTCAACCTTGTGCGCAGGTGCTGCTGCCAGCGTAATGGGAGTTGCTGTACCCTTCGGAACACGACCAGAAATATCGGTCTTGTAGCTATCAAAGGAAGCAACCGGAGGGATCTGCGCTTTTTCGTATGCTGTCAGGGTTGCGCCCTGAGCATAGGCACGGTGACCAAGCTCGCCAGCAAGGTCTTTGTAGTTGAAGGGGTTCCAGAAAGAGCGACGGTTGATACCCTGAGGTACACCAATCGCCGTCATGGTGGCATCAATACCTGCCGCACAGTTCCACAAATCACGGCCCTGTGAACCAGTGGTTGAGTCAGCCATTGTGATCACGTTAGTAGCACGCTGCGTGACCATGGAAATCAGGTCAGAGTCAATCTGTGCAGCAAGGCGCATACCTGCGGCGCGACCAGCTTCAGTTTTATGTTCCGGGTCACGCATTTCACGCGCATCCAGAGTGTACAGAATGTTTTTCGGCTCCTTGAACACAGAAGGAACAAGGCGCTGAACCAGTGCTGTTGGCGTTTTTCTGCTGAGGTCGAGGCCTTCCTCAATATTCATGTGGTAATGCTGCGGACGATACAGAACATCACCTGCTCGCTGCATTGCTGTATCACCGGGACGGAATTTTTTAGCGTTACGGGAAACTACGCAGGCGGCCTCAAAGCCTTCAACGTAGTTTTCGAACATGATTTCAAGGTCTTTTGCTAATTGGTTAGCCATGCTTAATGCTCCGATAGGTTATTTTTTTGCCTTTTTAGCGGCGAAATATGGCGTCCAGTCACCAGTTTCCAGCGCCTTGGCTTTCAGTTTGTCGAGGTTGTTGATTACTGCGCCGTTGCTCCCCTTAACTGTCGGGGTTGTGGCTGCCGTGGTTTTTGCTTTTGGCATGATTCTGGCCTTCGATTCGATACGTTCCAGCAGACGACCAATTGCTACGGGGTTGGTAGCTTCTGCCAGTTGCTTGCGCAGTTCAGCGTTGCGACCGAGCGCCAGAACAACGATTTCCGGCTTCTCTGACTCAAACAGGATCGCGTTTTGTGTCTCGATGGGAATTTCCTCGAGTACGGCCTGCTCAGCTTCCTGATAGCCAGGAACTTTGAGAGCCTTAACACGTTGCTGATATTTGGATAATCGCTCTTGATAGGCAGCCTGAAGCTCCTGCTCCTTCTGCTTGCGAGCCATCTCCTGTTGCTGGTACTTGCCGTTATCCTCTGCCCACTTAGCCATGCGTTGCTGGTAGATTTCTTCATCGAAACCGATGTCCTCATCGTCCAGTTTTGGCATTCGCGGTGGTTGAGTGATTACCGGCTGCTGCTCGACGGGTTTCTGAGACTGACGCATCAGCTCTTTCAGCTCGCGGTCTTTCTCTTTAATCGTCTTGCGCAGGTGTTTTACCAGTCCATGCTCTGCGCTATCTTCGCTGGTTGGCGAATCCAGCTTTTCGTCACCAAAGTAGAATTCCTGCTCTGATTCGTCGTCATCAGTTTCAGTAGTTTCCTCTGCATCATTGCCGGAGGACTCACTGCCATCTTCTGTTTCGACTTCTTCAGCCAGTTCGACATCATCAGGAATCTGCTCTGACGCGTCGGTTTCGATTTCAACTTCTGGTGTGTTTTCTGCCATCTGGTCCATTTGTTACCCCTGTTTACTCGATGTTCAGCCCATCGGAAGGCAATAGGGTGCCAGGCCTCATAAAGACAGCCATTGCACGTTATGGGTTAATTACTGCTGTGGTTGTTGCTGAGTTGATTTTTGCAGGATACTGCTGATGTCCATGCGCTGCGCATGGCCCTGCGCCTGACTTTTCAGGACAAGCTCTGCATCAGCACGGGCATTATCTCCTTGCTGTTGCTGGAACTGTCCGAGCAGTTTCAGAGCCTCGCGGATATCAGATTTCTGCTGACTATCGGCAGATGCGAGTATTTTCACAACATTTGCCGCTGCAACCTGAGCATCAGTCTGTGCCTGGAATGCTTTAACCTGAATGGCTGCCTGTTCGTTCTGCGCTTTCTGCAATTCAGCCTGACCAGCAAGAAGCTGACCTTGCGCTGCAACCATAGCCGGATCTGGCTGACTGGCCTGTTGTTGTTTCGCCTGTTCAACCATCTGCTGTTCTTCAGGCGTTCTCGGCTTGATAACGCCAGACAGAAGCAACTGATTGCGGTTATATTCTTTCAGGTCGTCCATCCCTTCGCCGTCCATATTGTCGAGAATCATCGACGATACAAGGTCGTGCTTCGGCGTTCCTGGTGGGATAAGTGCCAGCATGGAAAGTAACGACTTAACCGTTGCATCACGGCGAGTAGCGAACGACTGACCAACATCGACAGTCACTTCATAGTTGCCCTGCGAAAGGTCATTAAGCGCGATAACCTGCCCTGTCTGACGGTCAACCACTTCACCGGTCATCAGCGCCACGTCATCGCTGCCGTCCTCATTAACGATACGCATCGGCGTATCACTGCCATAGACCTCACGCGCCATAGAAAGCCACACAACGCCAGCGCGACGCATGGATTTAGCCATGTTGTCCATGTAGATATATGACTGCGTGTCCATCCTGTTAAAGATGCTATCAACGGTATCGGTAGCGACGTTGCTCGGCATGTTCTCAAGCTGCGACGCACCTGTAATTTGCTGAATAGCCGTTCCGGTGTACTGCAATAGCCCGGCAAGAGCTGGAGGCATTTGTGTCGGAGGCGTATAACTGCTGACCTGAGCCTGCGCAGTAATATCTCCGTTTTTGTTTTTCAGACTGACCATCGGCAGGAACGCCGGGCGCTTTTTGTTGCGCTCCGCCCAATGAGTGGCGAGAGGACCAGGAATCATGTCAACATCAACTACAGGAATGCCATCACCGCCAGCCTGAGTAGCGTTATCTGCAATCATGGAAACCATCAGGTTCTCAAGACGCTGTGCATCCATCGCTTTTGCTGCGTGGCCTTCGATTCGTTCCTGATTATCAACAAATGAGCGACGTCCATATACCGGGATGAGAGGAATATGTTCGCCCGGAATACGCTTCGGTTCTTCCAGCCATTCAGCGCCAGACAGAAGGCCGCAATAAACGCGGCGTTTCTTCACCGTTCGCTCGCCAATCAGTTCGAATGCACCATCGGTCAGCTCGTCGACAATATCTTTGATTTGCTCTTCATCATAGATTGCCGTTTCTCCGCTAACAGGGTTGCGCCATGCCGTGAGCTTCACCTTCTCTATGCGAACTTCGTAGTAGCGCCCAACATAGATGGCATCTGGCGTTGACCAGTCATATTGAGTGCCAGTCTCATCACGAGAAAGGCCTGCCGCGATGGAATCAGGGTATTCAGCCTCGAACGCTTTAGGCGTCATGGAGAACATTTCCATAGCCCACATAGCATCAGAACGGTCATATTGCTTGCTGTCCTGATCGAAGAAGACGCATGTCGCTGGGTCGTAAACAGGAAGAAGGCTGATGCGTCGCTGCTCGTTACTTGGGTCCATTTCATCTTCGTAATCGGCACACATGCGGAAACAACCGAATCCGCCCGTTACAGCATCATCAAATGCGTTATCACACGCTTCTCCACCGGATGTTTCCTGATAGTCAGCGCGGAATTTGCCGTTCATCTTTTCGGCTAACGCTTCCGATGCCTTATCGTCCTTCGGCCTGAATTTAACGCTGATGCGATTCTGTCGATACTCGCCAATGATGCGATCACATTCACGGGCAATCTTATTCAGTTCAAAGCGCGGATAATGCTCAAACCTGCCTTCATCAAATGAGTAACCAGCGTTTGTACTGCCTTCCCACTGTGCGCCGGATACCCGGACGAAACGTTGAGCCTCAATAATCTGCTCACGCATATCCTGCGTTGCTGACCAGGCATTATCAAAGTTGCACAGCACCTTGCGATGCCAGTCAGTCATCTTTTTTTCTGCCATATCAACCTACACCACAAGGAATTGAGTAACTGGAATAGTCGGGTTGCGCAGCCGACTCCGGGCAATGCATACACATCATCAGCGCATCAGCCAGGTTAGGAGATGGAATACCGAGCTTCTGCTTCATTTCGACCTTAGTCATAAGCTCCAGCTTCCCGTTGTTATTGAATTTGCGCTGAATCTGCGTCAGTTCTGCAAACAGCTTCTCCAGCATCTTCTCGCCTATTGCTTCTTTGTCGAAACTCAGCATGTCGTCGGGGTCTGCATACTCACCGTGGACAACCGCCCGATATGTCAGATACAGCCTGTCAGCCAGCGCGTAATAGAATTGCGCTCGCTTATTGCGGAACACATCGCCAATAGTGCGAACGTTGTCGCCCTGCACGACTTCATCAGCCCATGCTCCGGCCTGATAAGGCGCATCCTCATCGAATGGCGATTCGCTGCCCTTGAACATCGTGGCGGTGATTTTCTTACCGGAGAACGCTTCCGTTGTCTGTCTGCGTAGACCTGCACCAACACCATCACCATCCCACAAGTAGTGGTCAGCGCCGTCTTCAATCGCCAGAGAAGTAGCCCAGTCAGCACCCTCGTTGATGTCCATCAGCAGACCTTCGGCAATGCGCTTAACTACCGAACCGTGACGCGATGCGTAACCTTTAGCATCTGGCCCTGTATCTGATGGGTCATGCGCAGAAACAACCGCGCCTTTCGCTTTCCATCCGAGTTTCTTGTGCGCATCGGTAGCAGCTTCAAGCCATTCACGTTTGATGATTGCCATATCACTTGCGCTCACTGGCTCACCCAGCCAGATGTGACGATACAGTGTCGGATTTCTGCGTTTGCACTCTTCCATCTCCAGACGGAGAACTTCAGGAAAGTGCGGGTTGTCGGTGTAGTTCACCGTCAGCAGACAAATATCATCTGGAGGATTTACGACGAACCGCTGATAGGTATCGTCGAGGATGTTCTTCGGGTTAAAGCTCACCCATATTTCGGAAAATGGCTTACGGATGGTTGGTATCAGGATATCCCATGATTCCTTCGTTACCGCTTCCGCTTCTTCCACCCAGCAGATATCAATGCCTTCGAGCGATTTAATCTTCGTCGGGTTGTTTTTTATGCCGTAGAACATGAATTCAGCATTCGTTCCGAGATGACGAATCATTGAACGCTGAATTTCAAACTCAGCCGAATACCCTTCCCGCTCGATGGTATCTTCAAGCAACCGGATTACCGAATCGCTGATACTGTTTTGCAGTTCACGAGCGCAGAGAATACGCACAGGCTGCCGGCGCGCCGCTTCAACAAGCAGCCTCGCAATTGCCCATGACTTACCGCTACCTCGACCGCCTTTGGCGACTTTGTAGCGATGCGCCTCAATGAACGGTTCAAAGATAGGATTAATCGAGGTCATTTTCCGAATAGAGTACTCATCGGTGATGTTTCAATCTGGATTGCGCCGCCGTCTTTGCCGGTTAGCTCGTGATCAACCTTGTCGCGCCATTTATCCTTCTGTCGATTCTTAAGCCAGAAGATGGCAGCGGTTGTATCAGGCGGGTAATACTTCTCAAGCGGAGTTTCGACAATTCTGTTTTCAATAACACGAATATCGATGTCTGGAGCCACGAAGCCCATAGCGCGTTGATAAAGACGATCACTAACTTCTGCATCAGCGACGGCCTTACCCTTTTTTAGGGACTCCGAAAACTTAGGATAATCAAGCTTCCACTTGTTAATAGTTGACTCACTGACTTCGAAGAAATCAGCAAGCTCTGCATCGGTGTAGCCCAGCAAGCACAGTTTGCGTGCCTGTTCGGCGTATGCCTCTTGATACTTTGTTGGGCGCGCCATGTTTATGCTCCGGTAGTGAACAGGTCTAACGCTTCCTTCGATTTACGCACCGCTTCAAATGTGCGGATCGTGATATCTGAATTAGCGCCGCCTGACTGGAAGTGAATTTTGAATAGCTCAAGCTTCAGCTCGTCAGTGCCAATGAACTGAAATGCTTCTTCTGCGGCTGCGTTCTGGTTCATGACCAGTTTGTAAATCTCTAACTGGAATTTCTGTTCTTCAGTCATGGGAATAATCTCTGCCATTGTTGGCTCCGTTTATCCGTTAAAAGGGATATCAGTTAAGTTATCCCGTGTAGGGTATAAGCCATTGTCGAGACCACTCATTGAATGGTCTCTGCAATAACCGATGTCTTTCCATCAGTCCGCCACCACAAAGAATCTTTTTTGCCATCAGGCAGGAGGTTCATCTTTCAGTGGCTGCCAGTGTTATTTCCCCACTTACTGGCTTTGGTTGTTTCGCTGTACTGCCGTAACTGGTTACCCAGAATAAATTCCGGTTTCATTATCAAGCCCACCAGTAGATAGGCTTTGTAATGAACTGGCTCTTATCTCAACGCAACCCCCTTACCGCGCGCCAGATGCTCAATATCAAGCATCAGCAATGAGATGTTTAATCTGGATTCACTCCAGAAGTGATCACCACCCTGTCTACAGAGCCAGATGTGAAGGATGATGAGTAAAATTATCGCTATCATCGAAGGCATTGCGTCCTGATGTATTCCTGCAGGTAGTTAACCTGCGCGGTTATCCTGTCGATTCCACTTCGGAGACGGTAATAATTGAGTTCAGCATCTGCTGTAAGTCTTGGGCTTTCTCCATCGCCCATGCTGCTGGCTCCGGTCGTTGACTTTGCACAGGTGGCGGCGACTTGCAGGCGCTTACGCCCAGCAGAAACATCAGCACGGAGGCTTTCGATAGTCGCGTTAGCATCAGCAAGCTCCTTTGTGTATCTGGCGTCAAGTTCTGCTACATCACGTTGACGCTTCTGCATGTCAGCGATGATGGATGTGGCTTTGTCGCGCTGGGCTTTGTAGGCGATGGCGTTATCCCGGTAATGATTAACAGCCCATGACAGACAGACGATGATGCAGATAACCAGAGCGGAGATAATCGCGGTGACTCTGCTCATACCTCAATCTCTCTGACCGTTCCGCCAGCCTCTTTGAATTTTGCAATCAGGCTGTCAGCCTTATGCTCGAACTGACCATAACCAGCCCCCGGCAGTGAAGCCCAGATATTGCTGCAACGGTCGATAGCCTGACGAATATCGCCGCGATCAATCATCGGTAAAGCGCCACGCTCTTTAATCTGTTGCAATGCCACAGCGTCCTGGCTTTTTGGAGAGAAGTCTTTCAGGCCAAGCTGCTTACGGTAGGCATCCCACCAACGGGAAAGAAGCTGGTAACGTCCGGCGGCTGTTGATTTGAGTTTGGGGTTTAGCGTGACAAGTTTGCGAGGGTGATCGGAGTAATCAGTGAATAGCTCTCCGCCTACAATGACGTCATAACCATGATTTCTGGTTTTCTGCCGTCCGTTATCAGTTCCCTCTGACCACGCCAGCATATCGAGGAACGCCTTACGTTGATTATTGATTTCCACCATCTTCTACTCCGGCTTTTTTAGCAGCGAAGCGTTTGATAAGCGAACCAATCGAGTCAGTACCGATGTAGCCGATGAACACGCTCGTTATATAAGCGAGATTGCTACTTAGTCCGGCGAAGTCGAGAAGGTCACGAATGAACCAGGCGATAATGGCGCACATCGTTGCGTCGATTACTGTTTTTGTAAACGCACCGCCATTATATCTGCCGCGAAGGTACGCCATTGCAAACGCAAGGATTGCCCCGATGCCTTGTTCCTTTGCCGCGAGAATAGCGGCTAACAGGTCATGTTTTTCTGGCATCTTCATGTCTCACCCCCAATAAGGGGATTTGCTCTATTTAATTAGGAATAAGGTCGATTACTGATAGAACAAATCCAGGCTACTGTGTTTAGTAATCAGATTTGTTCGTGACCGATATGCACGGGCAAAACGGCAGGAAGTTGTTAGCGCAACCTCATGCCACCCGCTTTCACGAAGCCAGCCATTGCGCTGGTTTTCTTTTATGCAAAGCACACCGCACCGTAGCCACAGCGGATAAGGTGATTATTTTGGTCTGTCTGGTATTTGGTTTGATGCGCTTTCAGAAAGGTCGTGCTTAAAACGCAAAAAGCCCCGAGCTATTAACTCAGGGCTTTATTTAACGAGTGCATTTATCCATCGTTGAGTCAAATTTACCCAACTTTATTCAAAAAGTCAATATTATGCCGTTAATTTGTTGCCATCCGTGGCAATCATGCTGCTAACGTGTGACCGCATTCAAAATGTTGTCTGCGATTGACTCTTCTTTGTGGCATTGCACCACCAGAGCGTCATACAGCGGCTTAACAGTGCGTGACCAGGTGGGTTGGGTAAGATTTGGGATTAGCATCGTCACAGCGCGATATGCGGCGCTTGCTGGCATCCTTGAATAGCCGACACCTTTGCATCTTCCGCATTCTTTCTCAACAACTCTCCCCCACTGCTCTGTTTTTGCTATATCAACCGCACGGCCTGTACCGTGACAATCTCTGCATCTTGCGCCCGGCGTCGCGGCACTACGGCAATAATCCGCATAAGCGAATGTTGCGAGCACTTGCAGTACCTTTGCCTTAGTATTTCCTTCAAGCTTTGCCACACCACGGTATTTCCCCGATACCTTGTGTGCAAATTGCATCAGATAGTTGATAGCCTTTTGTTTGTCGTTCTGGCTGAGTTCATGCTTACCGCAGAATGCAGCCATTCCGAATCCGGCTTGTGATTGCGCCATCCCCATAGCAGCCATCACATCAGTACCGGAAAGAGAGTCAGAAGCCGTGGCCCGTGGTGAGTCGCTCATCATCGGGCTTTTTGGCGAATGAAATTTAGCTACGCTTTCGAGTCTCATCGTCTTCCCCTCTTGCCCTGTTTGACCATCAGGACGCCGTTAACTATTACATGACGCTCGCCTTTGCTGTCTCGGTTGTACTTGAGCACTGTTCCTCTTGCGCAGGAAAGCATCCTTGCCACTTCAGTCTGATTGCCTCGTGTCTGGATAAGAAGCTCTGGTATCGTTTGAATTGTGGCGTTCATGCGTTCTCCAGTTCGGTGATTTTTATTCCAAGCCTTCCGCCTGGTACTTTCACGCCACGAATTACGCGAATGTCATCGAATTGCTCGTCGTCTTCCGCAAATCCGGCGTGGATAAGGGAGTCGAGTAAACCTTTCAGGATGTTGTCGAGGTCGCGGCGGCGGGAGTCTGGAACGTCTGCGATGACTTTGATGCGGAGTCGTGATTTGGTGAAAATGTCTAACTTAAGTTGGCGGATGATTTGCTGAACGTCTTTTCGGTATTTCTGGCCTTTATCGCTGATGTAGTATTGGCTTCCCCGTCTTCGCCAGTAGGTGTTCACCGACGGCGGGTATGGAAGCACAAACTGATATTCGCTCATGACTTAATCTTCCCCTCCTTCAGCAGTATCGCCTGCGTCCTGATCACGCCTTCGAGGTGGTAAAGTCTGGCGTCTTTGTTGTCGAGATTATGGGTGCGTCGGTCGATCTCCGCGTGGCAGTCACTACAAGCCCATGCACCGATCAGGTCGTCAGGCTTCATTCCCGTTCCGCAAATTCCAGCCATCCGGTAATGTGCCAGAACTGTAGTTTCAGGATTACCATTGCATACGCCGTAAATACGTACCTGGCATTCTCTGTTGCGCGCTTCTTTGCGTAGGTTAGCCATTAAGCAGCCTCCCCGGTTACTTTCAGCATTCCGTTATCGAGCAGCTTTCTGGTCAGCCACTGTTGACCACGCCCGGTGATTTTTGTGGTGAACGATATCTGTATTCCGTGATTTGTGTTGACCGCTGTTTCTTTCACTGCGAAATAGCCGCGATCCATATATTCCTGCATTGGCACATTGCGCCGGGAACCTGAAGCAATAAGGATTTTGTGATCGCGCATCCACGCAAACAGTTTGTTTGGACCAATTCCAACAACCTTTGCAAAGTTTCCAATCAAAATTCCGCTGGCCTCGCCAACGCGATCGGCAAACTCAACTTTAGGTGCGGCAATTGCGAGCTGGTTTTCCAGTTGCATTTTCTGCTCAGCAAGGTCAGCAGCAAGGCGCAACGCTTCCGGTAGCGTTTTGGGGATATTAACCGCAGCTTCTTCAAGCTCTCGCCAACGGTCAACAAGGCGAGCGGTGAACTCTGGCGACAACTGGGCAACAACGACAATACTGTCTCGCTTACCTTGTTCGCCCTCGAAGACGTAATGCTCGTACTGAACATTGAACCCTAAGTTATTGATTCTTTCGGAAACCTCAATTTGAGGAAGCCGGATAACACCATTTTTAGCCAGCGTTTCGATGGTACGTTTCACATTGTCATGACGCTTACCCACCAACTCAGCGATTTCAATGCTTGTCATTTTGATGGCATTGCCATTTATTAACTCATTCATCGTCTTCTTCCTCGTACATTGAGCTATTCGGATCGCTCATCAGTTCTGCGCAGCAGTGCTCACACACGTGAACTTCCAGCACATGCAGCTTCTGACCGCAGTTAGCGCACGTTAAAGCCCGCTCGACGCTTTGTTGTTCGTAACTTCGATTTGGGTCAATCACCTTGTTTTCCTCGCACGTTCTCTAAGCCACCGGATATCCCACAGGGGAGCCGTGTAGTTGAAGGTTTTTACGTCAGATTCTTTTGGGATTGGCTTGGATTTATTTCTGGAGCGTTTCGTTGGAAGGTATTTGCAGTTTTCGCAGATTATGTCGGCGATACTTCGTCGCTGTCTCGCCACACGTCCTCCTTTTCCTGCGGTAGTGGTAACACCCCTGTTGGTGTTCTTTCACACCGGAGACACCATCGATTCCAGTAAGGCTGTCCTGGTCGAAAGCGATCGTCTTCCTTTCGCTCTCCACATCGATAACAGTGCTTCATGCGATCACCATTTTGCATGGTTTAATCGCCATGCCGGGAGCCAGTTCAAAATCGGAGTCGCACTGATTTCCCCACATATCCCACCCGGTCACTTTGTCGCGGCTAAATAACTCACAGCGCGGCACGTCGCCAAGCAACTTAGCTAACATGTCTCTTACGATCGGTGGTTTTGCACTGTGCTCCATTCTCGGTGCGGTAAAGTGCTGGCATATTGAAGCGTCCATTCTCTCAGGTAACCGCCCTCGAACGGCAAACAAGCAATCCTCGCTATTTGCCCGGGTCATATGCCCCATTCCGATCGCACTGTTGCCTTTGTGCTTATTGGTTTTGTGCCAAGTAAAGCCTTTCATAGTCATCAACCTGAATCCCCACGCCTCAATTACCTTTAGCGCTTCGGCTGGCTGTGTCGGCACCCACCACATCGCTAACAAGCAAGATTCTGGATCCGCTAAATCCCATACTGGCAGTCGGCAAATGTCCTGAACATTCATAACATCGTATTTATGTCCAGCACCGCGATTGCCATCGTTGGCTTTGTCGCGATATTGCCAAGGCGGATCTGCGTAAATAAGTTGGTATTTGTTCATTCAGTTTTATCTCCCCATCTCGCTTTCCACTCCAGAGCCAGTCGCGCTTCGTCTGACCACTTAACGCCATGTTCTGTACCGAATGCCTGTATAAGCTCTAATAGCTCCGCAAATTCGCTTACACGCATCCTGCTGGTTGACTGGCCTATTACCACAAAGCCATTCCCGGCAAGGTTAGGAACAACATCCTGCTGCTTTAATGCTGCGGTAAACACACACTTCCAGCTTTCTGCATCCAGCCAGCGACCATGCCATTCAACCTGACGAGAGACGTCACCAAGGCAAGCCCAAAGCTTTCGATTCTGGTCTAAGCTGCGGTTGCGTTCCTGAATGGTTACTACGATTGGTTTTGTTGGGTCTGGAAGGATTTGCTGGATAGCTTGAATGGCGTTCTGCTGATGGATGGGGCTTCTTATTTCAAACGTTAGTTTCCTCATGGCTCACCTTCTGCACGCATGGATTAATTAACGCCAAAATAGCTTCTGGTTTCTCAATAACATCGAACCGCTCACCACTTGCCATTCTTACAATCGTAAATCCGGCATCAAATAGGGTTTCGATGTTGTCAGAGTTAACGTACAAGGGCTCATATGCACTTCTGGTGCTTTCTATCACGCCTGTGCTTGGTGGCTGATAGATGCTGCATTGCATGGTTAATTTTATAAATGGCATATAATCACTCCTTCACTTTGACTCCAGCAGCGCGAATCCGTCCTTCGCATTCACTAATTGCGTTGTTATAACCAAATGTGACCCCATCCTCGAAATCGGTAGAAAATGCCTCACTCTCTCTTTCTCCAGGACACTCAATCTCGATAGCTGCTCGCGATGCCTGCCACGCTTGCCAATACATCTCAACCATATTGGCGTATATTTTATTTTTAGGATCACATCCGGTGTAATTTTCAAACCATTCTTCAAACTGCTTTCTTGATTCGTCCATATTCCTCTCCATCACTCGTCAATGAATATCAGACCTTTGGGGCAGGAGTCCCAGAAATTACCTTTGCGGTCGGTCATCGTGTACCAGAGCCCAGGATTCATTCGCCCGGTCACTCTTTTCTGTTTCACGAAGTACGCATCACGGCGTGGATTGTCTTCACCTGCCACAAGGTTGCGCATTCTGTCGCCAAACTGAGGCTTTCGACCTGCGTTAATCGCTGCTGCTTTTTCGTGAATTTCTAAAATGTGCGGATATGTCATCATTCCTCTCCATCAGCGTGCTGGGGTGTTAGCGTCCACGGTTTTCCTTATAAAGCGTGTCGCAGATTTTTAGGTACTCATTCTTAAACCAGTCGCGGTTGTCGTTGTAGTTTCGACCAATGACCTTAATTTTTTCACATGCAAGATTGGTGGCAGCATTAATCAGAGCCACCTGAACATCGACTGGTAAATCAGGAAATTTTGGTTCACTCACGCTCTCACCTCTCTATTCCGATCCAATAAAAAAGGGCCACTGTGTAAGTAGCCCCTGTTATTAACTCTGTGATGTAGGCAGTCATACATCCGCTCCTGCATAACGCCGCCCTTTCTGTTGTGGCTGGCTTGCTGCGGTGCATTTATTCCGGGCTTCATCCTGGTCGCATGCGACAAAGTGACCGTTGTGGAATCGCTGGTATACAGTCCCTAGAGAGCCAAAGCGGTTTTTCGTTACGATGATTTCTGCATAAGGTGCGGCCTGACTGTTTTCATCGTACACAGCTTCGCGGTACAGCATGATGATTGAGTCTGCATCCTGTTCGATGCTGCCGGAGTCGCGCAGGTCTGCGTTGGTAGGGCGTTTGTTCGGTCGCTTCTCAACGTCTCGCGATAACTGACTTAGCGATACAACCGGAGTTTTAAGCTCCTTCGCCATTGCCTTCAGACTTCCTGAGATGTGCGCAATAGCCAGGTCGTTTCGTTCTGCTTTCGGCTTCTCAATCAGGCCAAGATAATCCGCCATGATGAGTGACAGGTTTGGATTTTCCTGTTTGTGTCGTTCTGCGATTGAGCGTATTTCTTCGACCGATAACCGCGAGGCATCGACTACCCATACATCCAAATCTGCAAGCTGACTCATGCCGTTAGCAACACGCGCCCAGCCTTCGTCATCCATCGATGCAGGATTTCGCAGTACGCTAACCGACATCCTCCCGGCGTTGGCAATGCTTCGCTCTGCAATCTGCAATGCGCTCATTTCCATTGAGAAAATCAATACCCCGCGTCGGACGTCAGAACCAGGAATAACGCGGCTTGCAACGCCTTCGGCAATCTTCAGCGCCAGTTCGGTTTTCCCCATACCAGGACGAGCAGCGATTATCACCAGGTCTTCCGCGTTCATCCCTCCGGTGATGGCATCAAGTTCTTCGATTCCGGTCTTCAGGGTATCTGACTCTTCTCCGTTCCTCAGACGCCTGTCAAGCGTGTCAGTGTAGTCAGTAATGATTTCCCCTAACCGTACAGGTTTTACCTCGTCACGGGGCTTTCTGATGGCTGAGAGACGCTTTACAAGCTCGTCCATCGCCTGACTCGATGTATCGATGGTTCCGCTCTGAATTGGTTCACGCATTTCATCCATGATTTCCAGCACCAGACGGCGGTGATAGTTATCAGCGACCATTCCGGCATATCCCTTCAGGTTTGCGGCACTCGGGCAGTTCTTACTGGTCATCAGGATTGACGTGAAATGCTCCTCTCCGCACGCCTCGGCAACCATCAGCGCGTCGATTAGGTTTCTGTTTCGCGCCTGCTTGCGGATAACCTCGAAGGCTTTCCGGTAGAGCGGAATTGAAAACGCTTCCGGCTCCAGCGTTGCCAGAACGTCGCTGGCGGTTGGTGTTAATCCACCAATCAGCAGGCCACCGATAACGCTCGCTTCGATATCCTGTCTCATGCAACCCCCCTGTCTGCAAACTTCCCTTCCCGTACTCCCGTTAACGAATCTTCCCTCAGCAGGTAATCAAAATCTGCCGTCCAGCCAGTGTCGTTGTCTCCGAAGTAAAACGGCTTGGCCTGATGCACAAACGCCCTGACATACGCTCTGAAACCGTCCACGTTTGGCGTTTTCAGTTGCGGGATGATTTTCTTCAGGCGGCGTTTGCGTTTCTCGTTGACTGCAACAGCGTGTGGCAGTCTGTCACCGACTTCGGTGTTGTAGGCGTTCAGGAAGGATTCGTAGTCGATTCGTTCTGCCTTGCGACGTTCAGGTTTAACCTGCCCATCGCCTCCCCCATTGGGGGGTAGGGGGGTATTATTTATATTCTTGTTAATACCTTCTTGTTCATGATGTGCGGTTGTTTGTGCGGCTTCATGTGCGCTTTCATGTGCGGTATGTGCGCTGAAAGCCGCGCCATTACTGGCTTCGTCATGTGCGGCATCATGTGCGGTTGTTTGTGCGGCTTCATGTGCGGGTAAATTGTCCGTTTTTTGAGCATATTCATGGTAATTTGTGATGGTGATCACACGACCTTTTTGCTTCTCTCCATCAATGGAGATCATCCCCTCTTTCACAAAAACCTGAAGCATCCGCTCAACCTGATCACGGCTTGCCGGCTTGCCATGCCTGTCGCATAACTGAAGACCTAAATCAGCTGCTGTCACAACCAGTTGACCGGGTTGCAGATGCCATTCATGACCTTTGAAATTCGCTTTGTATGGCTTTCTGGCGGCATTCAGGAGAAGGTTTTCCCACAGGGTGCGAAGATAAACATCTTTCGCCCATGACTGTTTCAGAATGCTCCGGTACAACGGAATGTAACCAGTTTTCTGGTTCTCCATCCTGTTGCTCCTGCGCTCGTGTGCGGCGCTGAAATCGTAGATTTTTGCTGTATTGCTCATAACTACCTGCCTTGACGAAAGACCTTAAGAACATCGTTAAACTGACTTACGGATATGTCTTCTTTGAGCAGCTTTTCCAGAAATGAGTTTGGAATGAACGTATATCCCTCCTCTTTTGGTAGAGACGGGAGCAACGCCCTCGCCTCAGCCTTCAAAAGCTCAGTTCTGGCAACTTTCACAAAAGAGATTTGAGTTCTTTCATCAATGGAACGAAGGAAGCGCAAACGCTTAGCTTCTTTGTGTGTATCAGGTGGATTAAAGCCTTTGTTTCGCATATAATTACCTCGTTGGATGTTGTTAAAATTCCATTTGTATTTGATCAGAACGCTCGGTTGCCGCCGGGCGTTTTTTATTGGTGAGAATCGAAGCAACTTGTCGTGCCAATCGAGCCATGTCGTCGTCGACGACACCCCATTCAAGAACAGCAAGCAGCATTGAGAACTTTGGAATCCAGTCCCTCTTCCACCTGCTGATCTGCGACTTATCAACTCCCACAGCTTCCGCTGTCTTCTCAGTTCCAAGCATTGCGATTTTGTTAAGCAACGCACTCTCGATTCGTAGAGCCTCGTTGCGTTTGTTTGCACGAACCATATGTAAGTATTTCCTTAACAAATAAGAAGTTATGCGCATCAACTTATGCGCGTTGTATTCCCGCATTTCGGCGGGAATGATGACCATGACTGTTAAAGAGCGGTGTTACTTATGCTGCCTGATTAGGTTTTGGAAACAGGTGTGGCAAATCGGGGCGAATTTCGTAAGCCTTGATCTGCCCTCCAGTGGCGTTAACGATGGCGGTAACTTTCTCTGGAGAGACCAATCCGCCTTTCAGCCATTTGTGTACTGCTGGCTGCGTTACACCACACTTGTCGGCAAGGCGCTTTTGGCTACCGACAATTTTCAAGGCTCGTTGAATTACTAAATTCATGAGCATACCTCTTGTGGTCATTGATTATAACCAAAGATAACTCAAGTTATAAAAAATAGCAATAACCTTTGTTATTTTACTTTGGATAACCGTAGTTATAGATTTGTGGGTATGAAAACATTCGCAGAAAGACTAAATGCAGCCATGAGCTCAGCTGGGGTATCACAATCACAGCTTGCTGACATGGTTGGAATATCTCAGCCAGCCATACAGAAGATGTCGTCCGGTAAAACAAACGGATCTCGCAAGATGGTTGAATTAGCCAATGCTTTAAAAGTGCGCCCTGAATGGCTTAGTTCTGGTATTGGTGAAATGAGGGATGGTGCACATGAAGAACCATCCAATGTCCGTGAGTCATCTTTAAAAGCTGTGGTATGGGAAGACATTAAAAGAAACGATGACGAGTTTGTTGCGTTGCCTCTTCTTAACGTTTCGCTTTCAGCGGGAAGCGGTAGCTGCGAGCTAGAGGAATCATCGGAGTTCTCTTTGGTTTTCAGAAAGCACTATCTGAAAAAGATGGGAGTATCTGAAAGATCAGCCAAGCTAGTTAGGGTTGTAGGGCAAAGCATGGAACCAACGCTTCACGATGGCGATGTTGTTGGTGTTAACACGCAAGATACCACCATCAGAGATGGTAAAACCTACGCTATTTGCCAGTCTGATTTGTTACGAGTAAAAACATTAATCGCCACCCCTACATCGGTGATAATCAGATCAATAAATCGCGAAGAGTACCCGGATGAAGTAATGGATAGAGATGAATTTCATGAAACCGTAAGGATTATTGGCAGAGTATTCTGGTCGTCTCATAGTTGGTAACCGATAATCAGAAGAAGACTTACGGAAGTGCGGAGGGATAATGGAATTTCTGATAGTTTTTGTTGTTGTTTTGGTCATCATTCTTTTTGTTTTGCTAAGCATTAGTAAAAAGCTATCTCAAGTGATTGAACATAGCTCTAATCGCGCAAAAGAAGAAGAGCATCTAATTGATATAAAAGATATTCTCTCTGATATAAAAATCACATTAGATGAAATAAAATACACAACAGATCTAATTGAACAGTATAAAATACCAACCCCAAACGAGAGAAAAGCAATAGATCAATATCGTATTGACTTAGAAATCGACGAAATGCTAAGCAAAAGAAAAGACTAAAAACACCCGGCCTCAGCGCCGGGTTTTCTTTTCCTGCCGTTCACCACCCAATCACCCATCATCATCATAGACAAGCATCAAGCCAAAGGTAACACCTTCACCCCGCACGCAAGCCCTCAAACACCAATCAATCAGCAACATTTACAAAAATAAAATACCTTTGTTATCCATTACTTATAACTTATTTACCACAAAATATAAATTAGGTTATTGACCACACCTATAACCTAAGTTATCTTTAAGCCATCAGCAGGACGCTGGTAGCCAAACGGAACAGATTGGCAGGCTCTTTAACATTGATGGGATTGTCCCGCCGAAATGCGGGAACCAAAGAGTAGTTGGCTTTGGGATTGGATGAATGAGCAGGCTGATGCTCGACCAATGTATAAACAGCGCTCATGGCAAGCAGTAACCAATCTGCGCCTCAAGACAGCGTCACTGGTAGTGCGGGCGCTCTAACCAGTAAGCCGGGGTTCAGCGCCGGCCATCCAATCGCCAAAGTCAATCATCGGAGGTCAACATGACAGTAGTCATTACATATCTGGCTGACGATAACGCCAGAAATCGCCGCAGAGCACGCAGACAGGATCAACGTGAACAGGCAATGCAAGAACAGCGACTGGCGCGAAAAATTGCGCTAAAGCTCTCTGGTTGCGTCAGAGCAGACAAAGCAGCATCACTCGGAAGCCTTCTCTGCAAGAAGACAGAAGAAGTCGAGAGTAAACAGAATCGTATTTACTACCGCAAGCCACGCAGTGAAATGGGTGTGACTTGTGTTGGTCGCCAGAAAATGAAATTAGGCAGCAAACCACTTATTTGAGGTGATATATGGAATTTCATGAAAGTGCGATTTATGATTTTCGCGCTAACGCAAATTCAGTAAAACCACAGCCAATTGCAGTTCTTTTTAAAACAATGGGTGCGTGGGCTGTTTTATGCTTCGCCGCTGATGACACTGACGCAAGAATGGCAATAGGCCAAGAGATGGAGATGGACCCGACAAACGATGAATTCATAATTTATGGCGCTCCATCTAATTACTTACTTGATACCTGCAACATTTACAACAAGGCTGCCTGATGGTGGCCTTTATTTTTAGCATAAACAACAGAATAAACACTGCACTGTGCATTCATTCCAGCGAGTGAATACACGGAGCAATGTCGCTCGTAACGAAACAGGAGCCGACTTGTTCTGATTATTGGAAATCTTCTTTGCCCTCCAGTGTGAGGGCCTTTTTATATGCATACCAATAACGCTTCACTCGAGGCGTTTTCGTTATGTATAAATAAGGAGCACACCATGCAATATGCCATTGCAGGGTGGCCTGTTGCTGGCTGCCCTTCCGAATCTTTACTTGAACGAATCACCCGTAAATTACGTGACGGATGGAAACGCCTTATCGACATACTTAATCAGCCAGGAGTCCCAAAAAATGGATCAAACACTTATGGCTATCCAGACTAAATTCACTATCGCCACTTTTATTGGCGATGAAAAGATGTTTCGTGAGGCCATCGAAGCCTACAGAAAATGGAGGTCAAAATGATTCCGGTAGAACTGGCGAAAACTCCAGAATTAAGTCGATTAAAAAGAGAATATCACATTGCTGAGGCTCGTTACTGGCGTAAAGCGGGAGATAAATCAAAGAAACAACTTTGTTTATGGCAGGCTCAAAGAGAGCGCATGAATGAGCGCGAATTTCTTTCCGCCCCATCCGAATTACCATTCTGAGGCAAATTATGGGAACTGCGACATTAATACTCGGTGAATCTGGCACCGGAAAATCAACCAGCATGAGAAATATCAATCCAGAGGAAGCAATACTTATAAAACCAATAGGCAAGCCGCTACCATTTAAATCAAAAGACTGGCTTGCATGGGATGCCAGAGCAAAAAAAGGAACCGTAGTTACCACTGACAAATGGGACGTAATAGTTGCCGCAATTAAGCGTGCTCACGAATACGGGAAAAGAATCGTTATTGTTGATGACTTCCAGTATGTGATGAGCAATGAGTTTATGCGCCGCTCAGAAGAAAAATCGTTTGATAAATTTACTGAGATAGGCCGCCACGCATGGGAGGTGATTAAGGCTGCACAGGATGCACCTGATGACCTGAGAGTCTATTTTCTTGCACACACCGAAGAAACCCCTATGGGGCGCGTGAAAATGAAAACTATCGGCAAAATGCTGGACGAGAAAATCACTGTCGAAGGCATGTTTACTATAGTTCTTCGCACCCTTACCCGTGATGACCAGTTCTTTTTCACCACAAAAAACAACGGTGCAGACACTGTTAAATCCCCAATGGGAATGTTTGACTCCAATGAGATTGATAACGATCTCTCTTTCGTCGATGCCACTGTTTGTGATTACTACGGCATCAATAATGTTCATCAAATTAAGGAAAACGCCGCATGAGCAACGTGATTTTTACTTATAACGAAGAAGCAGCACTGACCGCAGGGCAAGGTGGTTTTATTAACGAAACTGGCGCTCATATCATTACCATTACTGAAGCAGAACTAAAGCAATCAGAAAAAGGAGCCAAATTTATTGAGTTTTCTGGCGAATCCGACGACGGACGTAAAATCCAATATCTTAGCGTCTGTGTTCAGAAAAATGACGGAACGGAAAATAAATTTGGCGCAAATGTCGTCCACGCCATGATGGGGTGTGCCGGGATTGGACAATTAACGCAACATATGGTTTCCGCCAGTAAATTTGTTGCTCCTGAATTTCATGGAAAGAAAATCGGGTTAGTGCTCCAGAAAGTATTAACCACAAACAAAAAGACTGGCGCAGACAGCTACCAGATGGAAATACGCATCCCGTTTATTGCAAAAACAGGTCAAACCCTTAAAGAAAAGGCGGAAGGCAAGCAACCAGAAACTATCGCCAACATGGTTGCCAGCCTCAAAGATAAAGACAATCGCTCTAAAAACGTAAGCCAGAATCATGCAGATGATTATGGTTACAGCCAGAACGATTACCCTCCTTTCTGATTACTGAAAATAAGGCTCCCATTATGCCAGCGCCTCTGTATGGTGCGGATGACCCGCGCCGCTGTTCCGGCAATTCCGTATCGGAGGTGCTGGATAAATTCAGAAAAAACTACGATCGGATAATGTCGCTACCGCAGGAAACGAAAGAGGAAAAGGAATTTCGCCATTGTATATGGCTTGCAGAGAAAGAAGAACGCGAGCGAATTTACCAGACATCAATCCGACCATTCCGCAAAGCCACATATACCCACTTCCCTGAATATATCGACCCGCGCCTGCGTAATTACCGCTCACGCTATGGCGCTATCAGTAATGACTGAGGAATTTACCATGAGAGGACTTGCATACAATCCCGGCATTCTTCCGGCAGAAATGATTATTCGCCAACGCGTAAAGCCAATGCCATCGAGAGAGGAATTGCTTAAGAGAAATAGTTTCGGTTCTGTTAATGACAACAAATATCTGAATGCGATGTGGCGCAAAGGAGGCAACTAGTGAGCAAGATTGACTATCAGGCACTGCGTGAGTTAGCAAAACAGGCAACACAGGGCGAATGGGTCGCATTTATTTCGCCGGGCAAATACGGCACGTACGCCGTACACACACCAGGTGATAATCATCACGGAGATATTGTCGACTGGCCAGGATTCGACGAACAGAAAAACGCAGAGAACAACGCTCGTTATATCGCAGCTTTCAACCCTGAAGTAGTACAGGCGCTGTTGGATGAACGAGAAGCCCAAAGCAAACGCATAGCAGAACTGGAAGCACGGGAAATAAAACCAGCCAAAGGTGAAGTTCTTGTCGTTGTTTCTGGTTTTACTGGTTGCGGAAAAAGCGCCATAGCCGGGGAAATAGAAATCGCGATGAAGGCTATTGGTGTACCGGTTCAGTGGACTAATGGCGATGCGGAAAAGCGTATGACAGGAGCTGACTGGCTGACAGCGATTGAGATGTACAAACCAACAGTGCGCATCGTGGAAGTTAATGTGCCACGCGCCGCTGGCATTCGCATCAAAGGAGAGTGAGTGATATGGATAAAAATACCCCTGCTTACTGGAGTTTATCACTTGATACCGAATGCCCAAAATGCGGTCACAATTTCGATCTGCTTTGTGATGCTGATTTTTGGGAGTTTTCGGGAGCAAAACAGGCGTGTGAAGAAATAGAAGGTTACGAAACATGCTGCCCAGAATGCAACCATGAATTTAAAACAGATTTTGTGTATTGAAGCATAGCAAATGACCACCTTTACCAAAGAACAGCTAATTGATCATATTAATGATCGCAAAGATGTCCGTCAGAGAATGTTGGATACCGCAACGATTTCTTCTGGATTCCGAGAATATCTTGAAAGAGAGCTTGCTACCGATCAGATTGCCCTAGCTTCGCTGGAAGCTGAACCTGTTCTGTATCAGTCCTGCACTCGCCCCACCTGGAATAGCGGTGTTCCGTGGACGGAATGGAAAGAACGTAGTCGTGAGGGCTACGAAGACGATTTGCGCTTTACAGACACGCCTGACCATGCCGGTTGGATAAACAAATGTCGAAAACTATATACCACTCCGCCAGCGCCGATAGCGTTAGAGGCCATTGAAAACGCAATTGAATACATCCGCAGTATCGCTTTTCACATCAATGAAGACGATTACCACGGCAAGCATATTGCGTATTTCATGCGACAAGCATTGGCCTGGCTGGAAGGGCATTCATGCAGCGACGACAGACTGGGTAAAGCCGAGAATCAAACAGTACACGGCAACCAGGCTGCCGAATCCAATCGCGGTAATGAGTGGACCGGCAATCCTGATATTGATAACGCCATCATTATGCTCGATCGCATAGATACGCTGGAAAGTTGCGATGATAACCGTATTGAGGCGGTTAAAGCTGTTTTGCGTAAACTGGCTGGCAACTCTCCGGTAACTCAGGATAGTTGGATAAGCTGTAGTGAGAGAATGCCTGTAATCGGCGAGCTAAATTGGAGAACTAGTTTTCCTTTGCTGATTACGTGTGAGATCGGCGTTATACCAGCTTATTACGGCTTTGTGAGCGTTAATGGGAATAAGCATTATGGTTTTATGGAGAGTCTTAAATACGGAGACGATAACGGCAACCATCCTCAAACTAATGAATATGGTCTGATTAGCAATGTCACACACTGGATGCCACTACCAGAACCGCCGCAGGAGGCAAAATGATGGATGTAAAAGAGAAGGTTTTGCAGGTGATGCGTTCCCGTTCTGCCCTGCAAGAGAAAGCTCTCGGCGGGGAATATCCATTCACGATAGCAACCTGGAATCTGCGGTTGGCAATGGAGAAGGAATTTCCTGATGAAGAATGGCGTTCGGCAGATTTGCGCAAAATTCTTATGGAGCTGGCTAAAGACGGAGCAGTATCCAAAGATACCTATGCCAGCCGGATTGGTCAGGCGGTATGGAGACTGGAGGTGCGGTAATGGCTAACCTGCAACTTGCCGTCAAATGTGAATAACAATCCTCGCACTCGCGGGGATTTCTTTTATCTGAACTCGCTACGGCGAGTTTTGTTTTATGGAGATGATAAATGCACTTCCGAGTCACAGGTGAATGGAATGGAGAGCCATTCGACAGGGTTATCGAAGCAGAGAACATCAACGACTGCTATGACCACTGGATGATATGGGCGCAGATAGCACATGCAGACGTAACCAATATTCGAATTGAAGAACTGAAAGAACACCAAGCCGCCTGATGGCGGTTTCTTTTTGCCTGGAGAATTAAGATGACCGATACCAGCCTGATTCCTGAGAAAGAAGTGATGAACAAGCTCGGTGTTTCATCACGTCAGACAATCTGGAACTATACCAAACGGCATGGATTTCCGAAGCCAGTCAGAACCCACCCCAAATCATACCTTCGCGAAGCTGTTGAAGGGTGGATTCTTAACGGTGGCGTTAATCAGAAATGCTCCTGATGTGCCAGAACAATTTATCAGCGTGAAGCTCATACGCTTTGCGCTGAGCCTCTATCCAATCGTGTTTATTGTATACGGACATTATCCCGCCAAGTTCATGACCGAGCATTCGCTCAGTAACATGAGGCTCGACATTCATCTCGGACAGACGTGTAACAAGCGTTCTTCTGAAATCATGTGTTCGCCAGTAACCTATATCCATCCCTCCCCTTATTCTATTTACGAATCGGTTGGCTGCAGCGATGCTGATCGGTTTGTTTATGTCTTCTCCAGGGAAAAGAACATCATTGTACGTTGTCATGGCCTTTTCGAGAAAAGGCTTAATTTGTTCGAAGATTGGACGACGGATAACATTACCCATCTTGCTATGCTCTTTCGGTACGGTCCATACGTTGTCCAGCAGGTCAAATTCTGTCTTTGTTGCCAGCCTAAGCTCTGAGAGCCTCGCCCCCCACAGCATAAGCATCTGATGAAGGAGCTTATTTGACGTAGACGCACGGCTTCTTTCAATAGCAAGCCAAATCTTAGCCAGTTCGTGATACGACAGTACCCGATCCCCTACCTCAGCGCGGGAGCCGAAGTCCCTTGGCTGGATGCTCATAATTGCGCAACTATCTATCAACTGACGCCGCATGCACCAACTAATTGCTGATCTTAGTTGACTTAGCACCTGCCTTGCTCGGCGTGGATTATCTCTTTCTTCTTCGGTAAGCAGGTCAACCCATTGCTTAACCGTGATAGAAGATGCCGGACGATTAGGAAATGCGTCATGCATGCGCTTCATAACCGTTGATCGGTAAAGTGCCTGGGTCTTTTCTCTGAGAGTTGTAGAGACGTAGTTGTCGAACCAGTAGTCGAGACACTGGGCGACCGTCATGGAGTTCTCCACCTTCTCTTCAAAATAAGTGCGTGGATCCGTTCCTGAGAAATAGAGCTTTCGCAAGTCAGCAGTGATCTGTCTGGCATCCTTCAAAGACAGGGATGGGTATCGACCAAGCCCAAGTCGATTAGGCTTGCCATGCCAGCGATAGCGGTACTGGAACTGGATGACCCCCTTCGGTGAAATTCGTACGCTGAGGCCATCGGCATCAGCCACTTCTTGTGGGCCCGAATATGGTTTACCATAAATAGTACGAAGTTTTGTGTCGCTTATAGCCATAAATAATATTTGGTACGCTCAAAAATAATGGTTTGGTACACATCTGGTACACAATATCACATGGACAACAGCGCACAGTAAACAACTATATTTGACGTTCGTAGACATACTCAGGTGAAAAAAGGGTTGTTTTTCGAGTTATAACAGACAGTTAATTAACTACAGTGGACAATGCTAGACAATGACAGACACAGATAAGCAACCTACCTTCCTCTTTCACGATTACGAAACCTTTGGAACGCACCCCGCGTTAGATCGCCCTGCACAGTTCGCAGCCATTCGCACCGATAGCG